CGCAAAAGAAAAAGGCCAACGTAGTGATTGGCCGCAGGTAAAGGACAGACCATGACAGCGAAACGCAAGACAAGAATCGCAACGCCACAGACACGCGACCCGAAACCGAAACAGCGCAAGCCACCGGAGCCGAGGCGCTACATTGCGGCATCTATGCCAACGGTATGCCCCGTTTGCGGAAGGTCAACGCGCATGAGCGACGGCAGGCACATAGACCCCGTGCGAAAGACCATTCTGGAATACCGGACGTGTGTTGGTGTAAATTGCGGGGAGCGGCTTGCGGCTGGTCGCCCAATGACCGCGCGCGAGATAGAAAAGTATTGCACCCATGTCGACGCCGTGAAAGACTACCAGCAATCGCCAAACAAATAGGACTTTTCACCACCAAAGCGACCGCATTGCGCATCCTCCCGCGTGCGGCCGCTTTCTTTTGTCCGATTGTCGTAACTATGGGCTTGACATCCATTGACAACTATGACGTAACGGTGCAATTATTGCGTCATGGAAACACTTGGATACCTACCGACAAGCCTAGTAGCTGGCGAGTCAATAAACGTAGATGACATTCTAATCAATGGATATACACCCGCAAGCTGGACGCTCACCTACGAGTTTGCCGCGTCTGCCCCATCAACCGCAACCGCAACACAGAACGATGCAGCTACGGGCTGGGACCTGGCTGTCACGGCGGCAACTACCCTAGCATGGGCCGGCGGCTCTGTGCAGTATGCTGGTTTTGTTGAGCATAGCGACGGGCGCAAGATTGCAGTTGACTATGGCACAATACAGGTAGCCGCATCGCCCTTGCGTGTGTCGTCTTGGGTTGCTGTCATTGCCGCAATTGACGCCGCAATGCTCACAGTAGGGACTCATGGTGCCGGAAGCATTGCGATTGATGGTATGACGGTCAGCTACAAAAGCGCAACCGACCTTATCAACTTGCGCGAATACGCACAGCAACAGCTACGACGCGATACGGCCAACCGACAGAAACGCATCATCAGATCGAGGTTCACGGTATGCTGAAAAGACTTTTTCAAAAAGGCAAGACGGCAAGCACGCTGCGCAGAATGGGCGGGTTGATGGTGCGTGGTTTTGCTGCGGCACAGACCGACAGGCTGCTTGCCGGATGGCGATATGATGGCGGGTTCACAGCCAATGAAATCATACAGCATCTGACCGCAATACGCGGGAGGTCGCGCCAAATGGCAAAGGACTCGCCACATTATAAACGGTGGCTTGATCTCGTTGCGGTCAATGTCGTTGGTGAAGGGTTCAGGTTCAAGTCAACCCCGCGCGATGGTTCGCCGCTTGAGGGCATGCGGCTAGACCAAGGGGCGGCAAGGCTCATTGAATATCATTGGAACCGCTTCTGTACGCAGCGCGACCCACTTGACCAGATGACTTTTTGCGACTCAACAGGGCGCAAGACCATGCACGAAATGGATAGACTATGCGCAAAGACATGGGCGCGAGATGGGGAATACTTCATACGCAGACTTGTCACGGATGATAATCCATACGGCATTACATTCCAGATATTGCGACCCGACCTTTGCGACCACACCTATAATGTATCCAGCACGGGACGCGGTACAATCGTGCATTGCGGCGTTGAGCTTGACGAGATAACGCGCAGGCCAGTCGCCTACTATTTCCACGGCAAGCCAAAGAATCCGCAGAATACATGGTACAATCACGGCATGCCGCTTGTCCGCATCCCTGCAAGCGAAATCCTGCACGGGTTCATGCAGGAGGATGAGGACCAGCCGCGCGGGGTTCCGTGGGGCCATGCATCGTTACGGAAACTCAAGATGCTTGACGAGTACGACACGGCAGAGCTAACGGCGGCAAGGGATGAGGCTTGTAGTGTTCGCACGTACTACACTGATTCTCGCGATGCAGGCGACGAACTTATCGACCTGACAGACCCAGACAATGCAGACGCAGCAAGCGCACTCACGGCCGAGAAAGAACCGGGTCAATCGGAAATTCTGCCGCCGATGTGGAGAAGTGAAACCAACACACCACAGCATCCTAACAGAGAGATTACCAATTTCAAGAACTCCATGCTGCGCGACGTTTCAAGCGGTCTGAATGTTGAGTACGCCAACTTTACAAATGATTGGGCTGGGGTCAATTACGGCTCCGTGCGAGCTGGAACAATCAGTGAGCGCGACTTTTACAAGGTGGTGCAGAATACCTACATCAGCCAGAACAAATCCCCAATGTTCTACATGTGGCTTGATATGTTCCTTCGCCTCTCTATTAGCGGAAACCTACCAATTGAGAAGTATGACAAGTTTATTGACCATGAGTTTAGAGGCAGACGCTGGCAGTGGGTTGATCCACTCAAGGACATGGCGGCGGCCAAGATTGCGGTTCAGGAAGGGTGGAAGACAAACACCAAAGTAGCCTCCGAGATAGGCGAGGACTTTGACGCAAACGTCGAAGAGATCAAGCGCGAGACAGATAGTGTATTGGGAACCGTGCTTGAAAAGAAAAACGAGCAAGCCAGCAGGGGCGCTGATCTAGTAAGGGCCATCATCGAAATGGAGAAAGAATATGAACACAAAGAAAACAAAGAAAGCTGAACGCGCAGACGTGCCGGACCTGCAAATACGCGCGGCAACGGTAAATGTACGCGCAGACGGCGACGACAAAACGGTGCGCATGAGCGTGTCCAGTGAAGAACCAGTCTTATCCACGGTGTACTTTCAGGAACGATGGATGCAAGCTTACGAGATACTTGACCACGGCCAAGGAAGCATCGACCTATCCCGCGCGAAAGACGGCCTTGTTATTCTTGATCGTCACTATGGCGACCAGATTGGGCTGATGCGGGTTGAGAATATTGATAACAAAATGGGTGGCGTTGTTGAGTTTTGCAGCGGCACACGAGCAAAGGAAATCGAGCAGGACGCACAGAAGGGGCTTCGGCGCAACGTATCTGTGGGATACCAGGTACGAACCGACAGCTACAGGCTAGAGGGTGACATTGACGGCATTCCGGTGGTACGGGCTATGTCGTGGATGCCATACGAAGCCAGCTTTGAGCCCGTCCCAGCCGATACTACCGTTGGCGTAAATCGCGCCGACAAATCGCAGAAGAAGGCGGCAGATAGTGCGCCGCAAAAGGAGACTAGGAAAATGGAACCGAAAGAGATTGCAGCATTGTTCACACGCGCCGCCAAGTACGGCATCGACGCAGCCAAGGTGGAGGCACTGATTGCAGACGGTAAGGGACGTTCTGAGCTGGACGCGTTGATCGTTGAAAAACAGGCAGCCGACATCGAGGCAGCACGCAAGGAAGTCATTGAAGTCACGGAACGCGCAAAGAAGGCACCCGCCAAACCCGTAGTGCCGGAAGTCAGAAAGGCCGACCCGCTGGGTGGCGATGCCAAAACTGAGCAGAAGGTATTGCGCCGTTATAGCGTGATGAACGTTGCGCGCGCACTGGCTGGTCAGAAAGTTGACATCGGTCTTGAAATCGAAGTGTCAGACGAGCTGGCAAAACAGCGCGGCAAGAGTGCAAGCGGCATCATCGTTCCGCACGCAGCCCTTGCACAGCGCGACCTAACCGTGAGCGGCACAAGTTCGGCCACCGTAGCTACAGACCTCGAAGCTGGCAGCTTTATCGACCTGCTGCGCAGCAAGGTTGTGCTTGGTGACTTGGGCGTGACGTTCATGTCCGGTATGCAGGGCAACATTGCCGTACCCAAGCAGAGCGCAGGCTCTACCGGGTATTGGGTAAGTGAAGGTGGAGACATCACCGAAAGCGCCCCGACGCTTGGACAGGTGACTGGTTCCCCGCACACCTGCGGAGCAATGGTTGACATCTCGCGCAGGATGCTGATTCAGTCCAGCCCAGACGCCGAGGCGATGGTCCGCAATGACATCGTTGAAGTTCTGGCGCGCACCGTGCAGACCGCCGTGTTTGCCGGAACGGGTGCAGACGGCCAGCCGTCCGCAATCACCAACGCTACGGGAATCAACAACCCAACTATCTCGTCTGCCGGAACACCGACATACGAAGAGATCCTTGGGTTCATTTCAGCAATCTACGCGGACAACGCCGCTGGTGGCAATATGCAGTGGCTTATGACCGCAGAAGTGTGGGCTAAGCTTTGCGCGACGATGCGCACGGCTACATATGGCGACATCCCGATCCTCGACCCTAATAGCGATATGATGCTCGGGTACGGCTGGAAGACCAGCGAAGGTATCCCAGCTAACTCGCTGTGGTTTGGCGATTGGTCAACGGTTGTCGTGCCTGTTTGGGGTAACGGCATCGACCTCACCGCAGACACCGCTACGCTTTCCAGCTCTGGCGGGTTGCGTCTGGTTGGGTTGCAGGACGTGGACGTGATGGTGCGTAACGGGCAGAAGCTCTCTTACAACACCGCAGTCACCACATAACGAAACCAAAACAAAGATGGCGGCTAGGGTACACAATCCCTAGCCGCCACATAAGGAGAGACGACATGAAAAAGTTACTGACACTGGTTGCGCTGATTGCCTTGTGCGGGATGGTGCGCGCAAACGACGCAAACCAGATGAAGTATGTTCAGGTTTTTGCGAATCAGACATGCACCGGAGCGACTACAGGAACAGTCGTTGACGTATCGGCGTACAAGGGTAATGCCGCATTCGCCGTTGCTAATGGTGCGTCAACCGTGACCAACTACACGGCGAGCGTTGTATTGCAGCACGCCACGGCAACGAACGGAACATTCACGGCTGTGACGAATCTGGCTGGTACCGCTGTTGCGGTTGCCAAGTCCGGCGCGTCTGCTGCCGCCGTTGGGACCGTCCCGATTGACCTCGCGCGACTGCATAAGTATGTGCGGGTTGTGGCTACGCAGGCAAACGACACTAACGAGGTCGCTGCGGTCATAATTGCGCCCATGAAGGCAGAATAGATGTAGGCACCCATTCCCGTCGATGTGGCGGGGGTGGGTAAGCCGTAAGGGTAGATCAAATGTCAATCACAAAGTCAGTTGTAGAATCAATATACGCAGCGGCGGCGGCTACTTTTTCGGGCGCCGTGCGTGAGATCCGTTACAACACAAAGGACTTGACTGGTATCGGCATACCAATAACCACCGCCGAACTGGTTGACGACGCCGGGGCAATTCGCGCGGTCGAAGGCGCGCTTCGGATAAAGGTTTCAGAGTTTGGGCAAACATGGCCGAAAATCAACGAGCGCATATCAGTACGGTCACGCGAGACTGGGCAATGGGTTGATAGGATTGTTGTATCTACTGTTGTGGACGAAATGGGCGCGACCATGCTCTTGCAATACGGCGAAGAGGTTGACGAGCGATACTAGGAGTTGACGAATGGCAACGACACTGAGCGGTACACTATCCATACAGTCAAGCGTAAGATTTGATAGCGGGTCCGATGTGTCAACGCTTGTTGACATTCTGACAGCACCCTATAGCGCGACATACGCAGACGGGACCGGAGCGAATCAGGCAAACCGCATTTTCAGGGACCGCCGAACGCTAGCCGCAAGCACAAGCGAAGAGCTTGACCTTGCCGGCGGCATTACGGACCCATACGGCACGGCCATCACAATGGCGCGAGTGAAGGCAATAATCATAGTATCGGCGGCGGCAAATGGTGACGTTATCAATGTTGGCGGGGCGGCGGCTAATGCGTTTGCATCATGGGTTGGTGATGCGACCGATAAGATTGTTTTGAGGCCTGGAGCCTGTTTCGCGCTAGCCGCAACAGAGGCCACCGGTTACGCGGTTACGGCTGGTACGGGCGACCTTTTGAAGATTGAAAA